CGCACTCGTCCCAGTAAACGTCACCTCAATCGAACAGGATTCGTTGGCCGCTACGCCATCGGTATAGGTGACGATGGTTGCGTCATTACAGGTATTCGCTGTGACGCTGAACTCTTCGTCACCTGCAAGCTCATACGCTGTTGCTGCCATCACAAGGTCTTCATCCCCTGTATTGGTAATGACGAACTCTTGGCTATCCGTACCATCGACTTCGCCAAAGTCATGACTCGTTGGTGTGACAACAAGAACAGCCGGTGTCGGTGCGGGGTTGCTCCATCCTGCCAAAGCAATACGATCCCATGTATCCGTAGCGCGGCAGAAGTAGGCATGGGTTGCGTCAAAGGCATACTCGCCAGCCGTGCAGGTATCATCAGAGTAGGTTGGTACGGTGGTAATTGGAGAGCCTACACTGATCCCATCAAGCTGCGCCTGAATATTACTGGTCACGCCATCCAGATAACCGACCTCTGTTGCTGAAACTCCAACAGGCCAATCGGTAATATCTGCAATAGCAACTGAGCCACCACCACCAATACCACCAGCGCCGATCTCCTGTAGTGCTTCCTCAACTGTCGTTCCGGTGTAGTATGTACCGGCATCAGTGATGTTGACCTCTGAGGCGGTCTGATCGTCAGTGCCACCAAGTAGACTTCCAGTGTCAGTTAAATCACCTACATCAAGCGCTACACCATCTACCAGATAATCAGCACCTGTAGGCAGGTCGATAGAAGAAATGCTGATAGCTCCATCAACCAAGCCAATGTCAGCAGCCGTTACAGCGTCAATAGGGATAGCGGCATTACCCGCACCATCATCAACCCATACAACTACATCGCCAATCACTCCGTTGGTTGCATCAAGATAAGCAGCAGCGCCTACGTCAGCAGAAGTGAGGTATGCGCCGAGGTCAGAAATCTGGGATTCGGTAATGCTGATCCCCGTTGATTTGTCCCATGCTGAATAGACAGGATCACTCTCGGACTGCAAGGCGCTTTCAAGCAGAGTGATCTGTGCGGCGGTTGCTGCGCCTGCGGATGCGTTGGTAGCGGCGGCAAGGCTTAACTCCTGATCTGATAAAGACAAGCCGTTCGCAGTGCCAAGGGTTACGTCAGTCGAGTTGTCTGTGCCTACGGGGTCAAAGTCTACTGTTGCAACAGGAAGCTCTGAGTCTCTGGCAATGTCGTCGTGAATATTTGCTACCGGTAGCAAGCCTGTCACATCAGTAGTAAGATCAATCTGTCCAAGAGCAATTTCCTGCCCTGCTAAAGATAAATAATCATAAGTTCCGGCAAGCGATACATTCGTTGAATTATCAGTGCCTACGGGGTCAAAATCTACATCGACCTCAGGCAGTTCGCTGACTCTGGCGATAGTTGAAGCGATACGGTCTTCTGCTACCGTTCCAGTGGTGATGTTGTCACCAACAATGCCGGTGCCGACCTTGTCCCCTGACAAAGTGCCATCGGCTAAATCGTCAAGGTGGATATTAGCTCCCTGATAGACCCCTGTGTGCAAGTGGTTCCCTGCGGCGACCGTACCGGCTGAGGTGCCGACAGATAAAGTGGCGCTATTACCAAGACCCAGATTAGATCGGGATGTACTGGCGCTGTCAAGGTCTGACAGGTTGTTTGACGGTTTCAAGACAGAAATATATTCAAGTCCATCTCCTCCTGCAGTAACTCCAGTAACCATACCTTCAAATCCCAGATAATCTCCGGGAGTATCTGATAAACCAGTAAATGATGTTGCTCCTCCAGTAGATACAGTTCTAAACTCTAAACCAGATCCTTCATCATTTACATAAACAACACGTCCACCTTGTCCTGTATAATTAGCAGGAGTATCACTTAATCCAATAAATGTAGATGCTCCTGTACCTCCTGCCTGATCACCCCATGCAAGAGTACCATCACTTTGTTTTGTAATAACTTGTCCTACTGTGGCGGCTGTATCACTAGGTATTTTATTTAAGACAGCAGAATTAGCATGTTCATGTAAAAGTGAATGATCATAAGTTGTAGTATGTTCTGCAACTGCATTAACAGGAGCATCACCTGCAGCAACTTGTAAGCTTGTTGTACCAACTGTTCGTGTTGCAGCATTACCTAAACCGAGGTTTGTTCTAGCAGTTGCATTAGAACTAAGATCATTTAGATTATTTGAAGCAAGAAGATGTAAACCAAGTCTATTATTAATATAAGAAGCAGACCAAAGATCCGTTGTACTAGTTCCTGTATCATTAATTGTTCGGTGTAGTGTCAGGTTATCAAGGTGAGTTCTTACTTCATTAGCAGAAGAAGAATTAACTCCTCCCGATTCACTTAATGATTCAGCAGCATCAACTATAAAGTTTTCATTGACATCATACTGACTGGTGGACATATCCCCGTCTCCAGTACTACCTGTTCCTTCAGGAGTACCAGTAGTACCGTCAGCTTTTAAATAATCTCCAGTACCTGTAAATAAGTCAGCAACATTTGTTGAATTCAGATCAGATACTTGGTTCATTAAAATACTGATGCCAGTAGATTTATCCCAAGCATTATAAAATGGATCACTTTCTATAAATGTATCTCCACCTTCTCCAACAGCGGCTCTCCAATTTGTTGATCCAAAGAAAACATCTAAAGCATCAATCACATCAGGAGCTGTTTTATATGCAGCTAAGACTTGTTCATGATTAGAAATAAATGGAACTAATCCATCAATATCTTCAGCTTCAATTAATTTAAAAATATCTTCAAACTTTACAGCATACCGTGTATCAGCTCCTGCTCCAGCTCCAAGTTCACTAGCAGTTGGAACAAGATAAGTTCGTTCAACCCAATTATCGGGTGCTGGTTGATTTGTTTCGCCATATACCAAAATAGGTATACTTATAACCAATAAAAACAATAACCACCTTTTCATATATTTATCCTTAATTGTTAAATGCCCAATCGTTAACATTGAATGGTACATCTTGCACATTAAAATCAGTAACAAGTACGGGTTGTAATAGATATATGTCAGGAATTTGTGTGGATGCATCAGCATGAAATAATTCTGCATCTGTAAATGATGCAAATTCATCAGCGTGTAATAGTTCCGAATCTACTTGGATATCAACACTGAGAATCACGGAGTTCCTCCACCTTCTTTTACTGTAACAAATACACTCCCTAAACGAAACCAGCTATTGCCACTACCATAATCAGTAACAATATCAATTTGAGTAATCCCTGTTTCTACGCCTGCAGCAACTTCAACAATCAAAGAATCATTTGGAATATCTACTAATAGTCTTCCGTGAACTTTTGTTTCATCTGCTTGTTTAGTTGGAGCTGAAAATTGCCAATTGGTTATGTCTGGTAAAGTAACATCAGGAAGAGGAATTAGTTTTACTCGAACACGTATCCACTCATTATTATGAGCAGTTACCTTTTCACTAAATGGTTTATATACAGCCATTATGCTTCTCCTGTTTTATAGTTAAATAGCTCCGATACAATTAATAATATTTTCGTATTCTTCTAGTTGCTTTTTAATTTCTTTCACAGCTTCAGCATATGGCTTCGTTACTGTATTATCATGTATATCTTTAAATGTCACTAGGACATTATTAGGATCTGTTGTAGCTGCACTATCTATTGTTTTTTCTTGTTGATCTTTTATTGGAACTACTCTGGACTCTTCGCTTTGCACACCCGACACTTCTTGCCGCGTTTCAGTCCTAGACTCTGACACTGTGGACACATCATCTTTACTTTTCTCCGTTGGTTTATTCTTTTGTTTCTTGGATAGACTATTTACAGCATTTTGAAATATCTGAGCTACTTCTTCTCCATATTTCTCAGTGACTTTCTTTTTGACTGTTTGGATATCTTCCTTAGAAGCATTACTTTTTACAGCTCGTTCAGCAAAGGCAATAGCTTCGGCTCTAATTTTCTTAGTGACTTTCTTCTTTTTGTTCCCTGGTTTAGATTTCTTTTCTACAACAGGCTCATTTTTAGCCTGTTTAACGGGACTTTTTTCTGAAGGTATAGTAGCACTAGGGGAAGAGGTCGTTTGTACACTGAGCAGGCTCTCAGAGGCTCTCACTTCTAATTCCAGAGCTTTTGCTTCTTCATTTATATGATTGATCAGATTACCAGATGTTTTAAAGATGGTTAGGGTTTCATCTTTAAATTGAAGAGTAATCGCCTTAGAAGGATTCTTCTGGTATTGCTCGTATGCTTCATTAACTGCTTTAGCTTTAGCAGCATGGCTATCCCTAAAACGAACCAATCCCTCTAATTCACTTTTAGCTTTAGCTACATTACCGGAACGAAGAAAATCAGAGATACCTTTTTTATAAGCCCTAATACCTTTAAATTCAGAGGTACGAAGTCCATCATAAATATCTCCCCGAACTTCACTCATTGTTTTAGGTAATTTATTTAATACATTGCGTTGAATATTAACTTCATTAATAGATTTAACCAAATCTTTTGTAGGTTTATCTATATCAGGTCTATTTTCAATTTCTTTAATTTGAATTTCAGTAAGCTGCTTATCTTGTAGATGTGATCCAAACGAATCAACAACATTATTTACAATGTCTTGTTGTGGGCTTGTCTTTGTATCAATAGGAGTTGTTTCTTTTTTACTGTCTTCTGCTTTAATCCGTTTATTCATGTTGCTTATTTTGGCTTGAACATTATCTAAAATATTAACTGATACTTCTAGCTGACCAGATAAACTATTCTCATGCTGAGTTAGTTTAAATAATTCAACCTTCTTTTCGTTAGATGTTAATTTAGGATCTTCTTTAGTTTTTTCTATTTGTGCTTTAACTTCTCGTAATTCAGTTTGAATATTTTTAAATGTACCTACATAATTATTGAATACTTCTTTTGCTTTATTTACAGAATCTGTATCTGTAAATTTAGACAAAGCATCAACAGCTTTTATAGGATTAAATTTTTCGCTTTCTGGATTAGCCCATTCAGTTATTCTTTCATCAGTAGGTACTTCTATACTTTCAATTTCTTTTTTATATTTTGGTTCTTTAACTTCAACATTACTCATATTGGATAGAGCTTGAAGCTTGGCTCTATCTTCTTTTTTTAATGCTCTACTTTCAGGAGATGCATTCAACAATCCCTCAGTAAATTTAGCTGTCTTATTGCCTGCTACTTTAGTTCCAAACAGGGCTGTATTTACAGCAACTCCATAAGGCCCTGCACCTATTCCACCAAGAGTCTCATAGATAAGATCTTTTGCATCTATATCTTCACCAATAGATGCTGTAGCTGTAGCTTCAGTAATAGGCTCAGAGGCAATCTCTGCTCCATAAGCTGTAAGTTTATGTCCTAACTTAGCTTTGAATGATCTGTTATTTAAATTAATTCTTGCTGTTGTATTGATGACATCATCAGTTAATTCTTTAGTTACTTGTGCTAGAGGTCTTCCGGTTAAAGCTGCTCGTTCTACCGCTGCACTCTCGATCCGCCCTACAGCTTCTGCGCCGAGGCTTCGCCTCGCTTGAGCTTGGGCGGATCTCGCTGGCAGCGTTGCTACTTTACCTGTAACACCGGCTAATAAAGTATCCATGACTCCCATCGTACCGCCGTAGATAGAAGAAGCTTTTTGAATCTCTTTAATAGCGTCAGGATTCTTTTTTAATACTAATGCAATATTAGCTGTAGTAGGGGGTAATTCATTTTCGTTAAGAAGATTTTCTACTTTCTCAATTAATTTCAAAATACCGGAATGAGCACCCATAGTTGTTCCTGCACCTAAAGCTGTACCAACGACAGGAACTACTGAACCAAGTTTACCCCCTATAAGACCAGAAGTTAATGTTGATGAAGATTCGGCTCCAATTTGAATAATACCGGGTATATTTGATGGTAGATCTATACCAATATATTTAGCTATAGCTAAAGCTTTTTTCCACACAGGGGTATCATCATTATCTAAAACTTGAAGCATTTTATCCGTATCAAAATTTAATTCTGCTTTTTCTCTACTAACGCCTCTTTGTTGTCTGCGTTGAATAACGTTTGCAAATTGTTCTGCTGCGTCTGGATCAAATGTACCATCAGGTAAAAGATCATTTACTAGGGGAATAATTGCTAATCCCTCTTTATGAGATTCTTTTACATCAGTTAATGCATTAGCAAACCAACTAGAATTATCTGTTTGGATCTGATTTATTCTAGCTTTTTGATGGCGAGGGTTATATTCACTTTCATAAGCTTGGGCTTCTATATCTGCACGGTGAGATAAACGAATACGTTCTTGTATTTCAGGGGAGGCTTGTTGATAGATTGTATTATTTCCATACAACTTATCAAAGTCCTGTTGAATAATAATTTCTTGTTGTTCTGGTTGAGTAGAATCAGAAAACCAAGAAGGTGTTTTCCATAGAGGAGCGTCAGCCATTATTATTCACTTTCTGATTCAATAATTTTAGACAATACTTCTGCTATTGCTGCTGTTCCTCTTTTATTTTTTAATTTTTCAATTTCTTTACGTTTTTCTTCAATTGACAATCCACGTCTATTCCAACTATTCATCCATAGTTCAGCACCTTGTTCAGCCTCTTTCATACTATTTTCTTGTAAAGCTTCTCTAAAAGATTTAGCGGGATTTACATCTAAATTTTCTTTATTAGTTACACTAGGATTATATGCTACTCCACGAGGGGACGTAGGATTATTTAATCTACTTGTTAATTTATTTACTGCTGTTTCTCTTGTTGTGGAAACAGGAGGAGTAGGAGTATCTTTACCAGCAGGAGGAGGACTTCCATCTAATCCAGCAGCAGCATTAATTCTTGCAATACGTTCTTCATCAGTTTCAACAGTAGGCTCAGGTACAGGAGTAGTTTCTTGTTGCGTAGTCGTAGGTTGCGAAACAGCACTTTTAATATTATTAAGTCCTACCTTCGCAAGATCTTTCTGAGTTTCACTAAATTTATTTTGAATAGCAGTTTTTTCTAGAGTTAATCTATATGTAGCCAAATCTTCTTCAGCAGTTCGTTTAGCTTTAGCTAGATTTTTTTGAGCTTGGCTTATTTGTTCAGTAAGTTGCTGAGAACCCTGAACACCTTGAACATATTGATTAGCCAAAGCAATAGTATTTTCAGAGAAATCATTACCATCCGAAGCTACCTCAATAAGAATAGCTGCAGCATCATCTCGTGATACACCGGAATTACGTAAGTCATCGTAGAGTGCTGTGTATTGAGCAGAATTTTTACTCTCTGCTCCAAACAAATTTTGTAACCAATTATTATATTGTTTAGAAACTACTGCCTCTGGTGATTTACCCAAAGGGCTATCTTCTGTATCAGTTATAATTTGTGATGCAAGCTTATATGACGATTCAGAGGGTTTAGTTGCTTGTTGTTTAAATTGCTGTGATTGCTGTACTAAATCTTGATATTCCAGTTCTGCCAAAGTAATAGCTTCATTTGCTTGAGCAGAACGGATAGAGATAAGGTTTTGTATTTGATTTTGTGTTACTTTTGGTATTTCACTCCAAACATTAACTTCATCCATATACCGTTTACGAACCGCAGCTTGCTCATGTTTTGGTAAATCATTTACAAAAGCTGTAATAGCTACATTAGGATCTTCTCCAGCACGTAAAGCTTCATAAATTTGATTGGAACCTTCATTTAATTTCTGAGCTTTAAGGGTAGCTTCATCATCTTCTTTTGTTTCAAATGCTACTCTAAAATTAGCTAATCCTTCATTGATTAAATCATGATCAGCTCTGTATTTATTTTTTAATGTATCCTCAAATGCTTTAGACGCTTTGATAAGATCCCCACCAGATTCATCATATAATTGAGATCCAATAGTATAAGCATCATCTATAGCTTCTTTTTTAAGTTTAGTCTTCTCTTGAGCATAGGTTTCCCCAAGAGCATCCATATCAACCATGTCACCAAACTGTCGTTTGATGGCTATGGTATCAATAGGCTCTGTAGAACCTAATCCATCCTGACGAATTTTCTTTTGAAGGTACTCTTGCATATTGAGAGTATTAGTCTCTTTATGCTTTTCCGTGACAGTATTAAGTAATCCTTCAACACCACCTATAGCTTCTTTAAAACTGTCTCCTACTGCTTTTTGCCCAGCAATCATTGAGGAGAAATCAACAGCCTTATCAGAGCCAAATTTCTTATATAAAGGTTGCGCCATTATTTAGCTCCTTTTAGTATGTTTCTTGAACACCCCATTTGGACATGGTATCAGCTAATCCTTGTTTCATTTCTTCACTATCAGCAGCAACTCCACTACCAGACAGACGCGAGCGCTGTTGGCTTTCTATCGCTTGATTGGTACTACGGGCAGCATTGGTAAAATCTGCTTTTTGCATAGCCATTTGATTGCCGTAATAGCTTTTCATAAAATCGTTCATTTTCTTTTGTTGAGTAGCATTATAGATACCTAAACCTACTTTAGCTACATCTAAGCCCATACCTACAACAGGCGACCATGCTCCCATCTTTTCAGGAAGTGTGAGTTGTTTACCTTGTCCCATATTACTTGAACCAGGTTGATAACTACCAATTGCAGGATTCACGGGATAACCAAATTCAGGTTTATTACCTTGGATACCCACATCAACATTAGTTGAAGCCGTACCCTGACCCCATTGCATAAAGGGAACGTCTTTCTTTTGATTAAAGGGCTGTGCATAGTTATTATTATAATCTGTTTTAAAAAAGTCCATAGCAGTGTCCTATACGTAAGAGTTCATACCGTACATCTCAGTAGATATATTCCTATCATGTCTAAGTCTCATATCATGAAAGTGATGAATTTCTTCATGAATAGTATGCATTGTATTATCAACTAAGTTTAAACATCTTGAGAAGAATACAGTAGGTGACTCATTAGGTACTATCTGTAGCCTCGGTTTCTTTATAAATTCTATGGGATCAAAGTCCGACTTCATTTGTAAAAGATCTTGAGCTTCCTCTATACTTTCCCATAATTCACTTATTTCTTCTACAAAATCTAAATATCTTTTTTCAAGTTTCTGCCCCTTTTCTGCAAGAAATTCATTGGCAGAAGATATTAATGCTCCGGCTCCTTGTAGTAAATAAGATGCTGCAGTCATAGCAAATTCTTTAGTTAATCCTAAAGCAGCTCTACCCCCAGTAAGAACAATAGCAGCAATCGTCATTACTATTGCTCCTATAATACCAATTTGTTCTCCATAATTTTTAATGATCCAATCAACACCGGCTTTTACCGCTAGCCCTATAACCATACTTGTAGCAACAATTGCAGCTACAGCGACCCATCCTGCTGCAAATGTAACACCAGCTATAGTTACCCCTGTTGCCCAAGCTGAAGCTACAGCTCCTATCCAATAATGAAAAGACCATACACTAACAACCATAGCAACAATCATAACAAAAGCTTTAAACCAACTACGCTCATACCACTTTACTTTTACCTTTTTAATTGAATTAATTACAATAAGAGTTGAATCAGCATAAAGAACATTTCTTGTTATGTAATTATATTGTCTAGTTAAATTATATTGTAGAGGAATAATAAAATTATTTTCAGAACTATCACTAGAAACATCTTCTAATGTAGTAACTACATTCTTATTGCCATATATTGTATTAACAACTTTAGGGTTATAAATAGTTACTTCTCTAATAGTATTAGTACCTATTTGAGTTTTAAGTATTAATTTATATCTTATAAAGGTTTTTGTTTCTTCCCAAGTACCCCCATCATTTTCATGAGTAGTTATAGAAGTCACTTCGTAAGATTCTATTTTTTTATTTGTAAAATATAAATATTCATTCAATGAACCACTACTATGTGTTACTGTAATATAGTCGAATCCAAGCCCTAAATTTAAACCATGTTCTTTAAAATTAATTATTTGTTCTGGTGTACTTAATTCAGTGCTTCTCGTAATATTAGCAAAACTTGTTGGTTCTTCGTTTATTACCGGATTTGCTAACGTATCATTAAATGTTGCTTCATCACTTAATTGAGATTGACGTAAAAGTTCAAAAAAATCTGCTAAATATCGTAACGCAGGGGAATAGTTTGTTTGAAGATTTACACCAAACATTAAGTAAGCATGATCTATCTCAGCAACATCCGGGTTACTATTAATAATATCCCCAAGATCTTTTAAATTCATTCCTAATTTTCTAACAAGAATATTGCTTGTATTATATAGAGAAGTATTACTATCGGAAGTTAAATCTACATTATTATATCTGAGAGGAACAACTGGAAGAAACTCATCAAGATTTACTTGATCATCAGGATCTAATGCAGAATAGGTTTCATCAGATAAAACATAAATCCAAATATAGCGTGTTGGTAATATATACCCACCATTATCTTTTTTATAATAAAAAACAGAAAGTATTTCGCTATTCCACTCAATCCCCGTTAATTCTACAGGAATACTTACTGATTCAATGTACGGGGAATTAACATCAGAAATCCATTCCATTTCAATCCAAGATTCATAACGTGAATAGGAACTTCCATCTCCTCCATCAACAGTTACATAACCACTTTTTTTTATAGGTCTAAATGATGAAAATTCATACTCAATGTTTACAAAACCTTCATCCCCAGGGGTAACAGATCTAACTAAAATACGCTTCTCTAGTATTGTTTCAGATGATCCAAATACAATTGCTGCTGGAGGATTAGTTACGACACCTGTTGTACTGTCATAACCAAGGGTATTATACAGATATTCGTAAACAGCTAATGTTGGGGTAAAGTTTGTATAATTATAGGTTTGAATAAATAGGTCGTCTGTATACGCTATATCTGTTTTGATAATGGATTCAAGTGTAGTGCGATTAATCACTTGATCTTGACCTGTAATACCAGAAGGTAATCCAAGGGTATAATGATCTCGTGCATAATTCATTACATTATGGATTCTACTAACATAACCTTCCATTTGATTTTGTTGTAAATAACTATTGATGTTTTGGCGAGAATGGTAAGGAACTTCACTTGTAAGGATATTTAATAAAATACCTTCATACACAGGATTCTGCCCAGCATCCATAATAGGTATAGTTGCTGTACCGACGACCGTTTCTGTTTTACTACTGAACGGATTATTCAATCCCATGTATGTATCCTATGCGCTACAAGTGAAGTTCCTTTTACGATAGTTAAACGATACCTATTCCTGCTTTAGCTTTAGAGAGAACATTAGCGATTTCAGCATCTGCTAGCCCCGCTTCTAATACATTTTCTGCAGTACCAGTAGAGTGTCGTATTGTCCAAGTATCAACCAAAATCTTTGCTATTTTTTGTTCAGCATCACGATCAAATCCATCGGTCTGCTTTTGGAATAATGCTTTCTGTTTTCCAATAACACCTGTAACAGTGCCCGTTGCAACGGTATCAACAACTTGAGCTAATTCAGTTTCTTTCTTTTGTACTAGTAGAGAGACTTCAGCACTGGTTTTATTAGTAGAATTACTGACTTCAGCGATTGCTCTATTTGTATCATTAATGGTTCTAGTCGTATCGTTAGAAGTTCGCTGCGTATCATTTGTACTAGCAATACCCATTGCTGTAATTTCAGCCGTTACCTTATTAGTTTCATTCAAGGTACGGCCTTCTTGTGCTGAAATATCTGCTGTAATTTTACGAGTGTTATCAGCAGTCTGGGTTGCTTGGTTAGCAATGTCAGCAATAATTTTGGCATTATTATCAATCTGGGCAAGATTACGATTAGTAATCATATTCAGATCATTAGCTGCTGCAGCCCTCAATCTATCTACTTCAGCTCTAGTTTTTCCTAGAATAGGAAGTCTTCCTACTGGGGCATTGTAGGTAAGATTGGGATCATAATTAGGAGATGTTGAAATTGGTTCCGTTGCCATAATTTATCTCCTAACTAATCGGAGGAATAGGAGTAGGTTCATTTGGAATAAAATTGAACCCAAGCCCATTCGGAATACTGTCATCTGTGTTTGCCAATTCAGTAACTGTCTGCTGACGAATCAAACCAATTTGAGCGTTGATCTGATGTACTTGCTGTTCATTCAATAAAAACTGAGTAGCAGTCTGCAAAGCTGCAGTCATTGATCCAAGATAGACATTACTGTAATCTTGCCCTGTGATTCGACCCTCATTATATTCTTCCTGAAGGTGAAGCTTGACAGCTTTCATCAAGACATCGAATACACCAGAACCCTCAATAGACGCTGTGGTAAGCGTTTTAAGAGGAGTTGCAAGCTCACCCTTGACCTTACCCTTCCCTTCATCTTGAAGGTTCTGAGAAAGCGTTGTTTCAGCCCATCCGTCTTGACTGAGATCTACTGCTTTTAATCGTAAAGTCATATCTTATCCTTTATTGCCCAGAAGCCATCAACTGACGTTGTTTTAGCTCCTCCAGCTCTTTAGGAGTCAGGGGAGGAAGAATCTCAATGGAATATTCAGGAATAAGCTTATGACGCTTAATACGCTTATTACCAACTTTGACTTCATAGTGGGTCATGAATTTTTTATCTTTTAAAACATTCAAAATAATCTGCGGAATATGCCAACCATTCTCGGCATTGAAAGGAATAAATTTCTTTACAAAACCAAACTCAGAATTTCCCGCAGAGATAATTTCACCTTTAAGAACACCCTTTAGAGGATTCATATTGGTAATGCGAACACGAACCAATTTAAGAGCTTCTTCTTTTCTAGCCATCTTTGCTTTGGCTTCTTTTGACACTTTATCAGAAACAGCTTTTGATACCTCAACTTCTTCTTTCTTACCTTCAACTTTTTCAGCAATTCTTTCTTTTAGTTTTTCAACACCGATATTAGGGCTGTATTTTATTCCCATCAGATCAGCACGTTCTTTTAACAAAGTTAGTTCATCGGGCATCTCATTACTTTCTTCATTCAATTCTTGTTCTTCACTCATTGTTCTCTCCTTGTCCTTATAAGTGTCGGACGACAGTTGGGTTATAAAGTGTGGCCCTCAATTAAGAGGGCCACGGATTAGGTTAAATAAGATTACAGACGGGCTACAGTCTTAATCAGAGCAATACGTTCTGCTCGTTCACGAAGGAAACCATAGTACCACTTGATTGACATGAAACCAGTCTCGCCATAGGGATCATTAGCATAAGACTCAGGGGATTCTGGTTTAGCATGTTTGATACTGAATTTAACAGTATTGCCGCTGGTCTGAAAACCAATAGTAGAGAAAGATGAATCACCAACAACCAGCATTGGGAAGACATCATAACGTCCATTAGTAGCCTTATAACCAGCATTAGTTCCTTCAGCAGCACCAGCACCAGCCCAATGCATCATCTCAGGAACAACAACAATACGGAACTGACCAACGGTACCAATCTCGCCATTCAGCAAGGTACCAGCATCAGCATAATGAGCTACGCTGATAAAGGCTTGGTTATCAAAATAGTCAGTCATGCGCTCCAAAGTTTGCGTCAACTCAGAACCAACATACATGACACGACCACCGCGAATGACTTTGGTATCAATCATTCGAGAACCAGTGATAACTTTGGTTTGTTTTGGGGTACGGTTGTTATCCAGTTCTACTGACAAACGAGAAAGATCGCCGTAGGTTACTTCTGTTACGCCACCAGTAGCTCCACTCAATTCAGCATCAGCGGTGGCATCACCAGAAAAATAAATAACGCCAGCAGCATTCAGCAAATCAATCTGAAGAAGGTCTTCAGTGATTTCATTTGCACCAAAAACCATTTCACGGTTGATGTGCATTTCAAGTTCAGCATCACTATCAAAGTCCAAGGACTCTTTAGTGTACTCGCTGAAGAAACCATACTTCTCAATATTTCCTTCAATTTCAACGCGAGTAAAGCCAACACGATTAACACGCCCGCCAGTTTCGGAAAGTGCAGGCAACTTACCAGTAATAGTACCAACATCTTTACTAGAACCATACAGGTTGCCATAGTTAGGAGCAGAAACAATACCAAGGTCATAAGCTTCAATGGCAGCTACTTCTGTATCACTAAGATACTGAGCTGTCAGAGAAGTAACCGTCAAGGTAGCAAAACCAGTACCGGCACTACCATCAGCACCAGCGACACACAAAGTACCAGATCCAAGATCATCATTGATAGCAGCGGCAGCAGCGGCTTTATCTGCATTTGCAATAGCCATAACCAAACGAGGAAAGGTTACGGTATAGTTGGTAACAGTAAGAGTAGCGCCATTAGCATCAAGACCTTGATCGTTGATGTTGGCATCATCCAGCATAGGTACATACAGAAACTGCTTGATCTTCTTGCCCATATTTTTAGGCATAGAAGTAGTGTTAGCCAAAGCACCAAAATAAATTTCTTTTTTGGCTTCAATCAGAGCAGTCTTTTTATAGTGATCAGTTCTGATCTGCGGGCCAATAGTCGAAGCCGACCCATCGACAGGAGCATTATAAATGTTAGCCATCGCTTTTTACCTTTCTATTTAAAGATTAAGTTTATTTAGTTTAATAAATTCTTCATCTGACATTGCCAGAGGGTTATAGTTATCAGTTGCACTTTCAGGAGCCTTACGTTGTACTGAAGGACTCGCCGCTTTCTTTCGGTTTTTACGGAGTTCTTCTTGGTCAGAATTAGTTTCGTTCTTGGGGGCAGGTTCTGGTGCTTTAGGTTGCTCAACGCCACTTACCTTAAACAAATTATTTTCGTGCATGTATCCACCAATATGTTGGTAAGCATCTAAATCACTCATACCTGTAAGTTTACCCAAGCTACGCTCATATTCCACCGCAGAAGCAACTTGCTCATAAATACCGTTTTCCATGTGTGCATTGATCACTCTGATAATCTCAGGGTTGGATGCAATGGCACTTTTGCTTACATCGTCCCACTTGTTTCCCAAGACATTGAGAGTTTCATTGTATTTAGGTGAATGTTGGATACTATCCAGTACATCATCCAATACTAACTCTGTATCATTTACAGTACGTTTGCTGGGACTATAAACATTGTCTGATTCTAAATCAATTTCCATTGGATCAATATTACTATCTTTTAGTAATTTTTTGATTGCCTCTGGTTTCTTTTGATTCAGATCAATCAGATAATTAATTTTTTCTGTATCCAATAATCCATTATTTTCAAGTAGCTTTAGCGCCTTTAATGATGGCTTTAAACCACTCATTTTCTTGTGATAATTAGCTCCCATCTGCATTAACTGAATAGCGTCTTCTGCAGACTTAACTTTAATCATGGTTCCATTGGCTTTAAATTCAGCCATGATCTTGCGACCCACATCTATAAGTTGCTCTGCACTTAATTCAGTGGAATATCCGGGCTTTGGTTTATTGACTGCTTTATCATCTTTATCTTGTGTATCTTCATCTTTCGTACTGTCGTCGGAAGACGTATTGCTATCTTTGGAACTATCAGAGTCACTATCATCTTTATCATTCTCCAAATTAGCAGCTTCGTCTAAATCGTCGTTGTCATCATCATCCGTATCAGTATCAGTGTCTTTTTCTATATCAACATCATCTTCAGTATCATCATCGGTATCAGTTGAATCCGTTGAAGAAGAATCAGTTGCATTATCTTCTTCTTCATCTTCAAATTCAGATGGATCAATATTTAAAAATTCATCATCTGACAGATTGAGGATATCTTTAGCCATTAGTCAAATCCTCCTTCAACAGCTCCTCACGAGTGGCTTCATCATTTTCCAGAGCTGATTCGGCATTCATTCCTTCTGAATACACATTGAGGAGATATTGCTTAAAACTACCAATAGCTGTAATTTGCTGATCCAGCATCTTTTGCGCTGCTTCGTTTTGCGTTGCTGGGTGAGACTTCAACATCACTTGACGAATAGCATGTTTTTCCATAAATCCTTTTTCAATCAAATCCTGAAAATCTTTGTTATTTTGAAGACGACTCAAAGCATCTTTGCGAGCAATAGCTTTTTTAGCATCTTCAATTGAAATCTCGATCATTTCCAAATCTTCGCGGTTACTCATGTCAATCTCCTTGTGTCCTCTGCCCCGGTTGTCGGGCTAGAGTTATTTATGCCGATGGCCTACCCACTGGCTTTGATTCTTGTTGTTTTTTACCTGCTAATTTGATCTGTTCAATAATAGCTTTATTGGTAGACTTGACTTGCTCATTTTCAAGCCCTCTAGCGTGTTCTGTTCCGTCAGCCTTATGTAGGTATGCCAAGTCGCTTGAATCGGCCTCAGAAACGTATTTACGGGCTTTAGCAGATGCTTCTCCTGCCTTTGCCTGATTCAGTGTTCCTTGAGCTTCATCTTTGAATCCTCGTCCTCCTGCAGCCATTGCATCAGCATTATGCTTATTAGCCAATGCTTGCTCTTTCATAATCTGAGCCTCCAATAATTGCAATTCTTTTTCCAACTTAGCTTGCGTAACTGGATCAGGCTGTGGCTCATAGGTTTCTATTTTTTCAACCAAATGAGGCATCTTTCTTAATCTAGCAATGTCAGCCCAAATGATCTTTAAGAAATTAAAATCCATATTGGGGCCAGCAGTTTGTAACATAAATGCAAGTTCTTCAGCTTTTGCATTATCTTCTTCAGCAGTAGAAATAGCTAATCTCAAGTCAAAGAAACCAGCTAAATCATCTCTACGTACCTCAATAAATTTCTTGTCTGTAATTCGTACAACTTCAACATCAGATAAGAACTCTGCATTCATGGCAATGATCTTACGACCTACATCAATAATCCCTTGAGACAATCTGCGCAATATTCCCAATTCTCTACGAGAAGCTGCATCTAAAGCAGAACGAGCATTGGATGCTACAGCTCCTAACGATGAAGAGTTGATACCTGTATAAAAAGATTTAACCCCTGTAATACTCTCAGCCTCTGTATTCTGAAGATTAATCATATTGAATACGGAGCTAGGAATCTCAGGAAACGTATGCTGGAATACCCCTTGTCGAGGATCTACTCCAGCATTAAATTCATAGTCTTGCCCACTATTGAATTTACGACGATTGGTAACATCCAGCATATCCTTACGCATACCTGTTTGACTATTGGCTGATTTAGCCAATAGATCAATTGTTCCCCTGGTAACTGCTCCAATAATATCTTGATTATCTTTCAGTAATTCACCATCAGGCTCACCATGTACAGAACCGCGTACAGGCATATACTTAGCAAGAACAAAAGGAGGTTTATTATCAGGGAAAGGGTTTAATTCCTTACGAATACAAACATCACCCACCCAAGAACAAACGATTTGTTCAGTTGTTCCATCACCATTGATATCCCACTCACCCCAATAAGTGTGAACAATCAATTTTTTACGAGGTTTATCTTTAAAACTAAAAGTTGAATCAGGATTTGGGCTATCATAATCAGGAGAGGCCAGAACACTAGCTTCACCCTCTGTGTTAATCTTATCAAGATTTGTATATTTACCATCTTTTTTCAATGCTGCCAAAGAGGATACAAATTTTTCTCCAATAAAACTTGCAAGTTCCAAATTACCTTCACACGAAGGATCAACAATAATATTCGTACTTAAAGGAATTTCCAGTGTTGGTTGATTTTTAATTTCTTCAACCTTGGTAACAGTAATTTCTCCTGCTTCTTGGGCAAACATGGCAACGCCTGTTTGCTGAAACATATCCAATGCGTGATCAATACCTGGAGTACTGTAATCAGCGTATCCTTCCGCATCCTCTAAACGAAGTTGCAGAAGCTTCATATAGTACTCAGCTAGTTGACCTGTTTCGTCTGGAAGGTACTCATACTTAGGGATTGTTTTCGTAACTTCTTTTTCTTCTGAGATCCAACCTACCTTAACTATAACTGTTCCTATGTCTACAGCATCACGTACATAGTCATCTATAAATTTAACTTTATTTAATTTTTTATTAAATTGATGATTGAGAACTAATTCATTTTGTCTAGCTCTATTTACATCCCCTGCAGTAACAGGATAAATATTAAAAATATCAGGCGTACTAAGGAAAGGATCACTAAGAGAAGAATATCTCCACTCAGCTTGTTTACGAATTAATTTAGGAACGATATTAGATCGTCCTTTATTATTTGTTCTTTCAGCTTCTCTATTTTTTAACCAACGATCAACATTTAATTTATGTCGTTCTTGATCAATTTCAGCATCTCTAATATTTTGTTTTAAATCTGCAACAGTTGGTTCATTAGCCCAAGAAGTCATTTTATTTTCATTCTCAGGGCGGTATTCTTCTTGTTCTTCCATAATAATTATTCCTTAGAAGTCCATTTAATAACTAGATCATTAGATAGAATAGTTCCTGAACCAACTTGCGTAACAGTATCTACATTAAGAAATCCTGTCAATAACCTATTTGGTTCTTCATCAGAGTCAACTATTAAGTATCCACGAAATTTATAATTATGGTCATCTTGATCATAAGCTAACAGTACATCAAAATCTTCTTCAACAGCTAAGTTTTCATTGGCTTTAAATGACCATCGTAATCCAGCAATGTTTCTCCAAGATCCATCATCTACAGATATCTGGACAAGCATAATACCTGATACATCATATTCTCTTGGATTAACTAAACCAACGGTTCCTTTTACTCTAAGGCCCATACAATTAGTTGCCTGATAAACAGATGACTCAGTTGTTTGATTTGCAACTACTCCACTAATAGTAGCAGGAACCCAACTAATATCAAATAATGTATGAGGAGCTTTTGTAAGGATAGCAGCTTTAATTGTAAAGCTTTGATTATTCAATAAACCGGAATGTCCAAAAATACATTCTTGATCATGTATTTCACGATATTCAACACAATCAGGCTCCTCTCCTACAATTGTTTTAGTAACAGAAAATGTTTCACCATATCCAAATCCTAAAACAACATCAGGAAAATATCCTACCCAATTATTATTTAATGTCACTGTATCATTGTGACTTGCATATCCATACTGATTCTTACTATTTTTAGTAATAAAAGAATTAATCTTTTTCTTTAGTTCAGCGTGAAGATGATCCTCTCCCAATGCACCAACTAATGTATCCAATAGCAAGCCAATAGTAATTGCCTCGCCATAGTTAATAATTGGCCCTCGTCCACCATTTTCAATAGGAAGAACAACAACACCTGCTGATGTCAGATTTTTATATTGTTGTGTAGGAGTGATAGAAGACTGTATTGGATAAGAAATATTAGCAATAAAATCTTGAATTAATAGTTCAGTATTATTTTTCTGAATAACATGAATTTTTAGCGGTTCTTCGGAGATACAATAAGTAGAGTGATGATTATCTACTTTATAGTTTATTGTATCCATAAAATAAATTACCTTTCACCTTGAACAGATACTGTTCCATAAACAAGACAATCAACTTTACCTGCTGTAGTTTCTAAAAGTAATTTATAATTACCAGAATCAAACTCAAGTTCTTGTGTAGCTTCTGCATCTAAACCAACTTTGACACTTGATGATGTAAACTCAATATTATTATATTGTGTTTCTAAAATAAGAAGAGGCTCTCGTTCTTCATCTCCTTCTTGCATCCAGGGTTTTGTAATAACTAATTTACCTGAATCATATAACGTACTAAAATCAACATACTCATAGACATATCCATAATATTCAAGATTTTCGACATGAGATCTCTTTAAATCACTTACACCTGTATGAATCGCCGGATCATAAACATATTTTTTAACTTGTGATACCAACTCTAGTTCAAAGGTTGTACCGCGCCAGAAAATCAAATCTAATTTAGAAGGCAACATAATTATACCCACCCATCTCTAGTAAAAGTATCTTCCTTATCATTATCCTCAATATGTAACCCAAACATATTTAATTTTTGACAAGATAGCTCATACTTATGATTATAGCTTTCTCCTTTATCAGCATTCGCTGTGGAATTATTTGCACCCATTGATTTGAATATTCGCCCAGCCGTGTAATACAGGAGAGCTTCTACGATATTTCGAGAAATAGGTAACTGGTAAATATTAATATTAAAATCGTCATTTAGGGCAATAGGACTAGGATAAGATTGGTAGGTTACATAGAATTTTTGATCAGATTCTAAACCAGTAATAACTAATGTATCTTCAGAGGTTAGTTTTACTTGAGGTATTTGATACCTATTATTTAATTTAAATTCATATCCACTATCATCAAATACACTAGAAATTTCTATTAAATTAAGATGACCATCATATTGAAAAGGTCGTTCAATATAGCGAGTACTAGTTACTCCACTTGAAGGAGCAACATACTCTTCTCTAATATAATATGTTTTTGTATCGGGATTTACATGAAGTACAATTTCTGTTTCAAGTAATTTAAATCTTTTATAGATCTCTACCATACCTAGATTTAATGCATTAATAATCCGATTATACTCGGTTTCAAGGATTGCTCCGTTTTTATCTTTACTCAGATTAATGTGAGCAAACTCTCCTCCAGCTAATAGCGAAAATACTTCTCTAAGTAGAATCATATTATTTACCTTTTATACAATGTAAGAATTTAACCCACTAACGGATTCGTCCTCTTCTTCAATTTCCCACATATTATCTTTATTTTTTGACATAGATACTTCTTCAGACGGACGCCATACAGTTAAGGAACCTAGCATAGATATCCCATCCAAGCAATCATCATTCTTTGATTTAAACCCTGCAGGAGCTACCAGTCGCAGTTCATTCATTGTTTCTTGTATCAGTGGCGTTTCTTTTAATTCAGTAGGAAAGAACATCAAATGCATTTTAAACCAAGGAACAACAATATTAAATCTTACCATTTTATTTGTGCTTGGTCGTATACCTAACGAAGGCCCAGTTGTATCTTTAGAAATATTAAAATAAGAATTACGCTCTAACATCTGTCCTTGTATCCAAGGAATAAATCCTCCTTGTTGCCCTGATACTTCAATGCCAACTCCTTGAGGATGAAATATTTGAGCAAGCCTGAATAGATCTTCAATGTTCTTATCCATTGTTTGTCGTTTACAAATACCATCTACCAAGAACCAATGACCTTTACTATTTAATGCCCAAACCATAATAACAGAATAATCTGCTGATTGACGTTCACTAGTTGCAAAGTCTGTTGTTATATAGAAATTAAATTTTGATTTATTACTCAATAATTTAGAACGGTTATACCAAAGAATATCTTCTTCTCCAATAAGGCGGTCTTCTTCACTCATAATCCTCAACATCAATTCTTGATTAAAGTCAGCAATCTTTCCCTGCATCAAAGCAAAATCATATTGTGCTTTAACATATTCATACGGAAAACGATCTGACCAAGCTCCTTTAAATTCTTCTTTTGTACAAGGAAATTCATTACACACAGGATAAACATTGACTTTCCATGCTCCTGACTCAACAGCTTTGTATAAAGGATCTCTAGCATTAAAGGCTGTACCTGACCATATTGTTTTAGATTTCGTCGGGTGTAGAGCAAAGTTAATTGCTTTATTCACGGTATCTTCTACTGAAGAAATAACTGTTTCTGAGCGAGCATCTTCATCAGAAATTAAATCATCCAGTATAGCAAGCTGCGGTCTTTGTCCCATTTCTTTACCACCACGAATACCTGTTCGTGCGCCATACCCTTTAACAACAAATTTATTGCCATCAATATTAATAAATTCCCAACGAATATCCGTAAATTTAATTGTAGGAATATATGCCTGAAGAAACTCACTATTCTCCCATCGGTGTTCCAAGTTCTTACGTAAGTTTTTCACACCATTTTCAATACTATCGGAAACATAGAGAGCTAGATTCAATTTACCAAAACCAGGTAAGTGACCATGTACCCCTAGATATAAAAATAAATACTCAGCCATCAAAGATGTTTTACTAGCTCCCCGAAAGCACAGATTAATAACCTTTTGATCTTTACCATGCACATTATCCAACATCTTCATGTGCATCACTGGAGATACATTTTCTTCCCCTTCTTCACCATTAACCAACTTGATAAAGTTAATAAACTCAATAGAAAACTCATCAGGTACATAAAATAAATCATCGGTGTAATCAACATCATTCAACCACTCAACAACTGTTTTCTTTGGATACTTCCCGGCATCAGTTTTCATTGTTTGACTTCAATCAATTTAGATTCAGCAATTGTTCTTGCTGAAGCATAACCACTCTTAATCATTTCTCTTTGTTGTCTTACCAATTCCATCGTACTTTCACGCAGCTCTTTAATTGTTGAATCCTCTTTAAATCCTACATCCAATTCTAACTTTTGTACTTCTGGTGGTCTTAAAGTAGCAATAAGATTAGCAGCCGCATCACTTCTTACTTTCTCACTCTTCGCATTAATCATAAGATCAGCCTGTACATTAATTGCTTTCTGATACAACGGAGCATTAAGAATATGAGTAGGTACAATCGTTTGACCCAACAATAAAATGACTAATTTACTTGATGCATAGCGTGAACTAATTGCCCCAACTTCAGCACGACTATACCCAGCTTTGATAAGCTTTCTATATCGATCAGGAAATGTCTTAGACCATGCATCAATCTGACTATCCCCTAATAGTTTATGGCTTACATATTTTACTGCATGAAGATAAGAATCTAATTTAAACCTACCTTCTTTTAATACTCTTGCTAAACCAAGAACATTCTCTTTAAATACAGCACAAGACTCAGGATCTTTAATAACAGTATTAACCTGTTGCACTAATTCAGGAGAGATATTCTTTCTCACATGAGGAGGCATTGCTTCTTTAAATTCTTCTTCTGTAATTTCTGCATAGTGTGACATAAGATAACCTCTAGTAAGAATAAACTCTGGGAGTATCTGTTCTCATATCCAAATGAATAAATCTATTGATCGTTCCCTTTTGACTAACGCCAATTCCTGTAAATCCTAAAAGCATAGCCCATTTAATAATTTCATAAGCTTCATCAGAATGACATTTAATATCTACAGCTATTCCTTTTGTATGATTACCTGGTGCTAATTTCTTTCTTTCGGCACTATGAACCAATGATCTAAATCCACTGGTAATAACAAACGGCTTACCATAACATTGTCTTAGTTGATTTAATTTTTTCATAAACTGTTCATCCATTGCATTTGTTCCTGTTTCTTTACAATCAAACTCTGACTTACTTAACTCTTTAGTCCACATATTTATCTCCTTTATTTAAACACATTGGTTCCATATTTCATCTGCCTCATTGTAGTTCTTACACTTGATATAATAAGGATTAATAATAAATACTTTCCTTGGATCATTATAAGTATAATAACCCCCAGGAATACTAGATACTCTGACTTCTTTTTTCATTCTAGCAATTAATCCAATTTTCTTTAATTCACTTAACTTTCTACTCAATACTTCTCTATCTGTTTTATTCATCTCTTCAGTAGATATATAGTGAGTTACATTATTCTCTTCATTTCTATTATACTTTAAATTATTAAAAACACTAAAAGCACCTTTACTTACTTTATCCAAAAGATCAAACACATCAGGTTCCATACCTCTACCCTCTCTAGCTTTATTACTTAATACACTAATAGCTGAAAAGTATCCATTGATACTTCGCTTACTTTTCTTCCGCACAACAACTTCTGTGGTTCTACTATCAAATTTTACATGATCTATTTGACAATCTCGATTATTCATATTATATATAATCCATCCGCTAGGTATTTCATTCCCTTACCTCCTGATCAAATATCTAACGGGTATCTCCTTTCTTGGGGCTGTACTCTGACTCAGTACAGTCCCTTTTTTATATTCTGTTCTCTTTATTAATACAATTGTTTCTTTTTTTAGTACATAGGTTTTCTACATGTTTTACTCTCCTTGATCCACTTCATTTATCCCCTGATTTGAATGATTTTTTTGTATCATTTTTTGTAACTATATTACAAGAAAAAACTTTTCCCGTGCTCTCACGTACAAGAAGTATATTGTTAACTATCCAATATCATTACACTTTTAGAAGAGGATATGACATAGATATATACTTTATTCCCCTTTTTATCTTACAAAAACTATACAAGAACTAAGTGGTATGTTTAGTGTTATTTTAGATGTTCACAGACACTCAGGAAATACATATCTCAGTCGTTCGCAGGCTCACTCCTTCGTATGTATTTCCTTCGTTTATGTAAAGGAGAGTGTCGAGCTATATAGAAATAGATAGTCGAGGTTATAACTAGAAATAGATAGTTATAACAAGAAATAGATAGTTGAGGTTATAACTATATATAAGTTAATATGTATTTTAAATTTGAAAGGTATTATGAAATATTATAATTAAGTACGTTACCTGTACTCTATGACTCATAAGTCAAAAACAAGATCACCCCCCCTCCTTCTAAATATTTCACCCTTCATTTTTCTGGGCTACCTTTTACTACAGTCAACACCACAACCCTCACTGGGTATTGGAGCAATCATGCTCCTTCCCTGATCAGGAGGTATCACCATGGCTACAAATCAACAAACAGCAGCATCTTCGTCATCTACTCTCGTAGTAGATAAGAAAACTCCTATCATGCCAGCATGTATAGGATCAACCTTTCGTGCCTTGAATGAGGCAGCAGTAACCGTCGAGGTACTGTGTCGTACAGCTCGTGTATCAGCAGAGGGCTTAGAACGATTCGTCATCGGTATTGACGAGTTGTCAACCATCGCTCTTGCCAAGCAGAAGGCTAACCTTCAGCGGGACTACGACCTCCTCACCTAACCCCAACCTAGCCTCTCCCTTCGGGGGGAGGTTAAACCTTACATCTAACCTAATCTAAATCTACACATTATAAGGCTACACATTATAAGGCTACACATCAGAGATAGAATCTTACAAAGGTATATTTATTTATATTTATTAATATAAAAAAGGTATTGAATATACAGTAACTTAGAAGGTAACTGTAGAATATTCTACAACACTCAATTTAACTGTAGGATACTCTACACCTTCTGTTATGTTATAACATTGCATTATACCTGATTCTCTCTTTCCTCATACCTAACACACCTCAATACAGATCACTTGCACTTCTATCTAAAACACCTCCTTCTCGTCCTGTATTGCCCTGTTAAATCCACTTTCTCTTTAAACTAATACCCTAGGTAGGGTAGCTACACCAAAACCTCTCTAAAACCCTCTTTAGGTAATAGAAGAAATAACTCTTCCTCTTACTCAAAGGAGCTTCTTATGTATGAGATTTATGTCAGTAATAACCTTGTTGCATTGGTTAAAACCCTCGACCAAGCCCATGCATGGTTAATAGACAATAATATCTGTGATGACGACATATTCCATGTCATAGACATAAACACAGGTGAGTGGGTTAGTCATACCCATAATGGCCAACTATATCGTTAGTTGTCGGGGGAGGTAGCTCTTGCTGCCTCTCTTGAACCAAAACCCTCTTTAGATAGTGGAAGTTCAATCAATTAACTTAAAGGAGATTGTCATGGAAAAGTTCTTACATTACGTCAACGTAGA